GGGTGTCTTCAAATGGCAGAAGGTGTCAAAGGGTGTTGACTTACTACGCCTCGGCAGATACACCGCCGTAAGGCAAAGAGCTAGACAGCAAGACAAGCAGACACTTCGCCAGCCCCCCTTGGGGGGGCCTGTCGTAGTGAGCAAGAAAGCAAGAGAGCAGACTTGTTGACATAGCAAGTAGCAGACGCAGGAGGCGGTGCCTCCAAAAATCCGTTCAAAATTCCTAAGGAAAGCTGCAAAAATGTCAGAAGAATGGCGTGATATTCCGGGGTACTCAACCTACCAAGCATCAACTCATGGCCGTGTCCGCAAGGTCAGACGTGGCCGTAGTGGTAGGCTTGTGACGCGGTCCATGAAGCAGTCAGTGCGAAGCAATGGATACCGATGTGTGGGTCTGACCTCAGACGAGGGCAAGAGGAAATCAATTACAGTTCACCGCATTGTGGCGATGACCTTCCTCGATAACAAAGATGGTGCGCCATGCGTCTTGCATGGAGACGGTGTAAAGACCAACAACCACGTCTCCAATCTTCGCTGGGGTACATACGCAGACAACGTACAAGACATGAAGAAGCACGGCACATTTGTTTACAACCACGATGCCGCAATGCGCACATATCGGAGCGCGTCTGTATGAGCGCGAAAAATTCCAACCGAGAAAAGTATCCCAGTGTTGCTCAAATGATCGACAAAGTTCGTGAGAGTTTTCCTGACGCCAAGGTGACGGCCATACGTCACTTGGAGCCAAGGGAATGGGCGGAACGTATGCACCAGCTACGCACCGCCCGTAAGGAGACAGACGCTAAGATACGTGTGGGTGCACCTCTAGCCAGTCTCTCACCAAAGACAATGGCCGAGAGAGCCGATCAGCTATAGCCTCCATGCCCCACCCGTCGATGGCCATGTCCTTGGCCTTCTGCTTTGTGGATCGTGACGACACGATTGTACGTTCGTCTGTGATGGTGTTGGCTGCATACCCCACCCATTGCAGACGATCATGCAAGTCTGACCACTCACGGACTTTGCCGTAGCGTATCTCATTGACCATGTAGAGTTTGTAATCCGCTGGGCATTTGCGTTGGAGCGCATCCCAGACAGGCTTGGTGTAGTCTTCATCCCAGATGCCAGCGTTCTCTCGCGCCGTCTCTTCGTCTGGGAATACCTGCGTGACTTTGATCTGCGTCTCCAAGACGGTAAGCTGGTTCGATGATCCAGCCTCACGCCCTGACTTCCCATTCTCTCCGGGCTTGTTGGAGTGGTGGACCATGATCACTGCATAGCCAGAGTTGCGCAGACGTGTGGCAAGCTGGTTAACGCGAGACCATTCTTGAGCGTCGTTCTCCTTGAGACCCGGAAACGCACTGCGGATGGTGTCGATCACCACAACATCTGGCTTCACGTTGATCACCCACTCCTGCAATGCGGCCAGACCTTCGGGTTGCAGCAGGCTCATGTCCTTACCCTCAACGAAGGGTGTCCAGATTTGCAGCCTGTCGCCTGTGTCTCCGTGTGCTGTGCGCAGTTCCATCAATCGTCTGGCGATGGTGGACATGCCCATCTCGTAGTCGAGATAGAGTACCCGTGCCGCCCTGCCGATCTCAAAGGGGCCAAAGTATTTGCGGCCAGCGGTGAGTGCGCCCAGCGCATGCTGGAGGAACATGGACTTCCCGTGTCCTGAGTATCCGTGCACCTGAACGATGGTGGCTGGTGGTAGCCATGGTTCGATCAGATAGGAACGCCCGTCCGCCTCACGCATGAGGTCTTCGGCATCCTTCATCTGGATCAGGCGCTTGGTTTTGGCGGGCGGCTTCTCCGCTACGGGGTGCTCGGACGTCGTGGTGACGTGTGTTGCCTCGCGTGGGATGTACTCGCCCGTGTCCGTGAAGCGCTCTGGATGGTTGCGCCGTTCGGCAGCCTCCATACTCCGCACCGTGGCCTCATACTCGGCTGGCTCTAACGGGTCCACGTAGAACTCATTCATGAACGAGTAGCCCTTGAGGCGCAGTTCATCGCCGAAGTACCCATCCATGATGCACTCGCTGATCCACCGCATGACGCGCTCGTTGCGGCCATTGCTCATGCCAGTGGGTAGCCTGCGGGTGGTGGGGTACTTCTCCAAGACGTAGCGGGCGGTGTTGTCCCACTCGGAGACGAACTCCCCCATGGCCTCGATGCCGGACAGGTCAAGGTCACCGAAGGAGAACCCGTCGTCCTTCGACTTGCTTGCCATGTGAGCATCAAGGCTGGGGGTCCAGTCCTTCCACATTGGCATGTCGTCCCAGTCAAGTGTGTGGGTCGGGTAGTCCCAGTGATAGCCAGAGGATGGGGGCAAGAGTGCGTATGATCCGTCACCACGGAAGTCGAGGCCGTTGATCTTCGGCCAGTCCTCCCCCTTGCTGTTGTTGCCAGCACGGGGTCCACGTCGAGTGCCATCCTTTGGGTGTTCGAAGTATAGGTGAACACCGCGCTTGGTCTTTACCCTAATCGGGCTGCGCATGTCCGCGTCATACGCGGCGTGGATTGCATCTTCATTATCGCAGTCCACCACAACGCAGCCTGATATTTCCCCCGTGACAATCGCAAAGGAACAGTCAGGCCACGCCTCAACCCACGAGGTGATTTCATCTTCGGTCGGGTGGCGATCCTGATAGGCCAGCCATTTGATCAGAGGCCGCTTTGTGTCGGGGCTGATCGGTATGAGTGACCACCCTCGCTCAAGGTATTCGATTGCAATGTCTATCTTTTCGGATACCTTCACTCTGCTTCTCCCTCCTTGAAGTAGTAGTCCAGATCAATGTTGGGACGCGCTGCCTTGATACGCTCAAGGATCGGAGAGCCGATGTAGTTGTGCTTGATCCATCGGTAAGGTGCGGTGCGGGCGACACCCGCAATACGCGCCACCTCGGCGGCACCCCCAAGGTCGTCAATCAACTGGCTGACTTTCATTGTGGTCGGCATGTGTTCTCTCCTTTTTTGAAAAACACTCTTGTCTAGGTGTCATATCTATTATACACCTTTCGATGTCACAGCAAGACACCTTAATCACCGGAGGACAATCAATGAGTGACTGGGACAGCCTTGATCACAAGGCCAGAGAGGTGGAACCAGAGCCGCCACATGTAGAAGACACACCCCTGAACGTGGACGATGAGAAGTGGAAGAAGCTGGCTTTCTTGGCCATCACGCTATCCGAAACACGTGATCGCCTCGAAGAAATGAAGGCCCTTGAGAGCGCAACTGTTGCGGAGATTGAGCGGTATCTTCCGGGTGGTGATCCAGATGAAGAGCCAGTGGTGTATCCCCTGACCGGCACCGTCCAGATGACAGTCACGTACCGTGATCGCTGGCTGTGGGATCAGGACACACTCGACAGCATCTTGGGTGGAGAGGGTGATGAAACACTCCCATCCTTCATCAAGAAATCAACACGGGTAGATCGCAAGAAGTTTGCCGCACTACCCACGTCAGAGCAAAGCAAATGGAAGCCCGCCCTGACACGCAAACATGCTCCAGCAAAAATCGAGGTAGACAATGTTTAAGCCGCTGCGCACGTCGGACTTGGCCAAGGATGGCCCAAGTAAGGTGCTGCTCTACAGTCACCACGGATTTGGTAAGACTTATCAATGCCGTAAGTATCAGGACCGTTATGGCAAGGGATTGATTATCTCTGGTGAGGCGGGCCTGAAATCCATCGAGGATGTTGATATTGATTACATTCCGTTCACGTCTTGGGATGGCAACCACGATCCAGAAGGTGACGTGTATTCCTTCAAGGGCATCATCCGCATGCTCTCGTCCCCTGACTTTGCCAAGATGGGATACAAGTGGCTGGCCATCGACAGCCTGACAGAACTGTCTGAGCGGCTGATCGAACACCTTGAGAAGGAACACGCAGGGTCGGGTAACGGCTTTGCAATGTGGGGTGACTACAACCGCATCATGATCGGCGCTCTCAAGTGGGTCCGCGATCTTCCCCTGCATGTCTACGTGACGTGTCTGGCCAAGGAAGAGAAGGATGCCAATGACGTCACCCACTTCTGGCCCTTCGTCAAAGGCAATGCGGTATCCAAGCAAGTGCCTGCCCTCTTCGACCATGTGTTGTGTGGTGTTCGCGTCACCGACAAGGACGAGAAGGGTATGCCCAAGGTTAGACGCTACGTGATCACAGACGAAGTGTCTGGATGGCACGGCAAGGTCCGTGATCCAAGACGTCGCCTGAAAGCCTTTGAGCGGACAGACGACATCACCGAACTTCTCCACCTCATGTCCATGTCAGACGAAGAGTTTGATGCCCTACGTGGTGGTATGAAGCCTGCCGACAAACCGGCAAAATCAATCGAAGAACTTGACGCAGTAGTGTCTGATAAAGGAGACGACAAATGAGTGGATGGAATGGATTTGCGAACCTCGACCTGAGCAGTGTTGAGGCGGATGATTACGCACCGCTGACCAAGGGTGAGTATGAGGTCACCTGTACCAAGGCAGAGATCAAGACTGCCGCCAATGGCAAAGATAAGCGCGTTGTCGTGAGCCTCAAGGACAATGGTGGCGCAGGCTCTATCGCCGCTGGCTTCAATGTGGTGCATACCTCTGTGCCCCAAGCGCAGGAGATTGGCTTGCGTCAACTCAAGTCCTTCTTGGTGTCGGGCAACCACCCGAACCCAGACAAGCCGGGGGATATTGAGAGCATGATTGGCCTCACGTGCCGCATCTATGTGGACCTCGGCAAGCCGTATCAGAAGAACGGCCAGACGGTGCAGCGCGAGGAAGTCAAACGCTTCATCATCGACGGGGACGCCCCCGCGCCCAAGCCGCAGGCTAAGAGGTCTGTTGATCTGGATGATGAAATCCCGTTTTGATTGGAGGCAATGTTATGCGTATGACAAGCGACAACATTGCAGCCATGAAGGCTATGGCAGCCGATGAAAATGTTAGGGTGCTTGGCGCACCCTACCCTGCCAACCGACCTGTGAAGGTGGAGAAGGTTGTGCAGGACAGGGACATCCTGTCAGAGGGCGCAAGACTTGCGCTCTCTGTTATGAAGGATGGCCGATACCGTACCAATGAAGACGTGGCGCTGGCCATGAAGTCGCAAGTGAATGAGGTAAAATGTTACCTCACTGTGTTGCGGCGTCTTGGTTTTGTGGAGGGTGATAGGCCCAAGTCCTGCACCATCTTCACG